TCGCGCTGCCGTAGCTGCTCACACCGCAGAAGTAGCTGGAGCTGCTCCCAAAAGGAGAACGCTCCCACCACCAGTCCGCATCTCCGTCCTCGTCGACCTTGATACGGTTTCGGCGGTCCTTGAAGTACTCAAACTGGAAGCCGCGGTCGGGGTCCTTCTCGGTCCAGTCATGCTCGCCGAAGACCTCCATCTCAGAGAAGAGCCAGAGCTTGTCCTCCTCTTCGCCGAACTTGCGGGGCTTGATAGCCGCGACGAGTTCGTCGGGGAGCAACGCGATAACTTCCTTGTTGAGGTAGCGGCGCATATCGCAGGCAAGCCAACCGCCTTTGTTGGTCCACTCCTTATTCATGCGGTGGTAGCCGAGCAGATTCTTCAGCCCGATAACGCCGTCGTCCATGACGACGAACCCGACCTCGCGGCCGTCCTTGAGAGTCTCGACGATTTCATCGCCGACTTTGAGCGTACCCGGATTCGCCCAGTTGAAGGCGCGGGTCTCTTTCGTTGTGATAGTTGCCATAATAAAAACCTCCTGAAAAATATATTTGCTTATAAGAGCGTTCTGCCCTTGAGAAGCCTTCTGATAGTCCACACATCGGAGCAGTACATCGGTGTAAACCAGTAATTCTCCAATGAGTCGTCCGAGCGCATAGGCTCGGTAAGTGAATTGCCTACTTTGATATAACCGGCAACGCCAAGAAGCGAGAGCTGGATATAACACATATAGGCTACGGTATAGTCAACGTCCTGCGCGGTCACGAGAATATGATTCTGCCAGTTCAGACCCGCCTTGCTTATCTGCTTAGCCGTAGCGTGAACGCCGGCAATCAGAGTAGCGCCGGCGCCGCAAGCGCAGTCGTTAATTGATATATAGCCTCTTGCCTCAATAGTCGGCAGTACGTTGTCGCAAGTCATTTCCGCCATCATTCGGCAAACGTCGTAGGGCGTAAAAAACTGTCCACCGGAGTCATTGCCGAGATTAAGCGCCATGAAGATACTTCCGAGGAAGTCCTGCTCCGGATTCTTCTCGAGAGCAAGGACCACTTCCGCAGCGAGCTGAGGAAAAATCTCTTGCTCCTTCTTGTTGTACTTCTGAATCCGCTTGAAGTAGAGTTCCTCACGTTTTTCAAAGTGGGACTTGTCGACTGCGTTCGAGATAGCGCAAGCGTACATCGTAACGAAGTCCTGCCAGACCTCCCACGGAGTCCAGCGGTATGTAAGCTCTCGGAAGAGCTTTACAAAAGGTTGGTCGTCGGTCTTTCCGACTCTTTTTGCCATTGAGTTGCCTCCTTGTTTTTAATGTCAAGAGGTTACCTTTCGCAGCGCGCGTACCGCTTGAAGCTCGTGAGCTGGGCGGTGCTGTCCGCATTCTGTTTTATCCTCTCGACATTATTTATTATGCCGCGTTTTACTGATTTCGGGAGCGCGCAAAACAGCCGGGATTCTGCGAACTTTCCGTT